ACACTTGATTACGTTGTCTATAACTCGCCATAGTTCTTTCTCCTTGTCATTCATAAATAAAATGTTTTAATCGTTTCCCAACATCGAATCTATCATGCCGTCAATGGCTTCATCGGTCATGCCGTTCTTAATAGTAGGGTCTGCGCCAATTGACTTCATCATCATAGCTACCCAGGGGTTGTCACTCTCCAGCGTGGATTGTATCTGTTCCTTGTATGCTTCGTGAAGTTCGCCCGATTCCTTGTATTCCAAAAGAACCGTGCGCAAGGCTTTCACCGCGTAGTTATCCATCAGCAAGGGATTGTCCCTTGCCGATGATAATTTAGTAAGAAGCACAGCCAGTGCTTCATGTAATTGCTTCTTATTCTTCTTCATATATCTATTTTTTAAGTTTCTAAAGTCAGCGACTTAGAGTTCAAGTTTACCACCACAAGCATATCTTCTTGAGGTCTTAGTAACTCCTGCTTTAGGAGTTACCGGTTTTGCTCTACCAGTACTTTTTCTCATAATAGTGTATTTTAAAATTTTAAAATTATTTTAGTTTTACTTGTTTTGAACAAACTCTGCAACAACAAGTTTATCATCATCCATCTTAATTAAGCGTGCATAGGTATTGTAATCCGTTTTCAAAAAGCCAATATTAGCAATATCTGGACCATGTGATGTTCCTTGCATTTGATACATGTAACTAATATTGCCGTTATTGCAATAAGTGTAACTTCCAATCACTTCTCCTGCAAAGACTACCTCCAGGATGCCTCCTTTTGATGCCTTTTGAAACCAATCATATACGTTGATATTACCTGAGCGATTAACATTAACAATTTGATGATTTGTAACAAATGGAATGTTTGAATTTTGAGAACTCTCAACAATAGCTGTACCAAAACTTGCTTTTATTTTCGTCCAAAGATGGTTTAGTCCATTTTTATCTAAGAAATTCATATAAACCCCCTTTCTAATTTAATGCATCAATTACCGATATTGGGATTGCGCTGTCCGCAGTTGCACCATCAGCTATGTAATCTAATTTATTCTTGTCTCTTATGGACATTAAGCCTGACATATTAGATGCAGCCTCTTCAAGTACTATTTCTACACTTTTAACATTATCACCTAGAGTATTAAACAATATAATCTGCTTTTGTATCGGTCCCTGTGGTGTATTAGCGATAGCCCTTTTGTCTAGTCTAATTGAACTAAAGTCAACTGTCTCCATCTTTTTAGCATAAGGTGACAAGTCATAGGTGGTGTTTGTGTCAGTCCACGGAACATTAACATAAGCCTTACCGCTTCCATCTAGCAGGACGGCATAATTACGACCGCTTGTACCATAACCTATAAGAATACCACCCAACACCGATGCACTGGCAGTAGGCAGGGTGTAATTGTTTGCACCATCCGCAATGCCATCTAGCTTAGCCTTATCGGAGGCTCTCATGAAGCCGTTTTGACCAGGATAAGGTCTTCCCCCAGTAGTTCTGGGTTCAGCAAGAGGTACATCCACTACTTTCTCACTCCCATCACCTAGTGTATATACAAGATTTCGAGATGCAGTGTTTGAAGTTTGAGACCCATCGGATTCTACACCTCTGAAAACCACATTTTTTACCGCTTCCGTCTTTTTGGCGTAAGGCGTTAAATCGACCTTCACGGCGTGAGTACCGATTTTTTCCCACGCACCATTGGTATAGTAATACTCTTGATACACATCGTTGGCATCGCTTCCGTCCTTAACGATGTATATCTTGTTACTCTCGCCCGATGAAGGAAGGCTGGTTACCAACTTGAACAAAGATGTATCGAGGTTGCCAAGTTGTGCGAGCGGGATTCTTCCGTTGGCATCAAGTCCACAAATGCCGTTGGCTGCATTAATAGTCTTGGTAGAGCCATCGGCGATAAGGATCTGCGAAGAAGTTCCGTGTTTTAGGTGTATTTTACTTAATAGCAAATCCCCATATTGAAGACGGGCAACCATATCTGTTTCGTCACCAATAGTATTATAAGAGACGAAGCCTGATGGCGTAAGAGTTGTAGTTGCAGAGCCTATATTCTGGACTGACAGTCCAGAATTATCGTCATCCGTATTAATTACACTTTCTCCTTTAGTGCTGACGAACGAAGCTTTAATCTTCTCCCAGAAATAGGCTAAGCCTATTGCGTCTAAAAATTGCATAATCTATTGTTTTAAATTGTTATTTACTTGTAATGTCTGTTATCTGTTCCTCCGTGATTGCTGGTGGGAAATCCTTCGTCACGATGTCGGTCACTCTGTTTGAAATATCCTTGTAGATGTCCGTGCCGAGTTTTTTTGCTGTCACGCTGCCGTCTCTGATGTTTCCAGTTGATATACAGTCCTCGGTCAGATGGTCGTGTTTGACCGCTCCCGGTTGTAGTTTATCTGAGGTCACACAATTGGATGCTAGGTGTCTGTTCTTTACAGAGCCATCGGCAAGTTTCGCTGCCGTTATCGCCCCATCCGCAATTTGCGCTTCCATTATTGTTATCTTGGCGAGTTCACTCTTGATAATCCTAACGACCGCATCGTTCTCCAGTTTATCGTCCATCATGGCAAGCATCCTGCTTAACTCGACAACGATGTCGTAAATTTCCGTGCCGACACGCACCGCTGTGTTTTCTCCAACCTGCGTTGCATCTCGTATCAGCTCTGCCATACGGAGCATTTTTTGAATATCCTCGTTCATGTCTTATGTGCTTTTAGTTGCCTATTGCGTGAATGTGTGCCCTTGTTCCTCGCTGTGCCTTCACTTCTCCTTTCGAGGTGAATGCCTTGAGATATTCGAGAGCATCTGATAAGTATCTTTCTGCCATATCCATGATGTCGTTGTATTGCTTGTTGTTCGACAAATCTTGAACATGGTCTGAATAATCGTCTCTGTGGCGCATTCCACCTGCTCGGCTTATAATTGTGCCATCGGCACGAAAAAGCCTCGCATACGTGAAATAAGCGAGTGCTTTGCGTATTCCGCTTGTGTACTTCTGCACCTTGGTTTCTTCTTGGCTGCAATCTCCATTCTTCTTGGTGGTGTATTCGCCACCGTCCAGGAAAGTTGCAGGCTGGAAATCGGGCAATACTGAATCGCCCCACTCTCCCTGCTCGGTCGCTGCCTTGAACCGCTCATACCCGATGGCTGGTATGATGTTCGCATCTTCGCATTCCCGAATGTATGCGTTCACATCATCCTCATCTAGGTGTGTGCTGGTCGGTCGTGCCAGTTCTCGGAACTGATCAACCGTGATAAGTTGTTTTCTCTGTTCTCCCATAGGCTCAATCAATCTATCGTGTTGTTCCCTGCCACATCGCTGCTGATATACTTCAACGGCTGTAGCTTGGGGTCTAGGTTCTGAATGGCTGGGTCTTGCCAGTTCTTAAAAATTTTCTTAAAGGCTCGCTCGATGAAACGCTGCTCGGTTGTCACTTCGCCTGCATAGTACTCGTAGGCATCCTGCATCACTTGTCCGCTGAATCCCAGCTTGCCAATACGGATGGAATAAAAGAGTTCTTGATGGAACTGTGCGTAGATGCGCTCGATTACGCTGCTGTCGGTTACGGAAAACTCCTTGTCGAAGTTTTTTGTCGGGAAGGCGACAATCTTCGGTTCGTCTTCCTCGTTCTCAACCTCTACAGCAAGAATCTTCGCTGTGCTCTCGTCCCCTTGGAACTGCAAAAGGTCTTCATCGGAAATCATCTGTCCGCTCTCCACCTCTTCGCCTTCCTCGTTGAACTTAGGAACGCCCTTCTTGGTTACGAGCATACACGATACGAGGAAGTTGTTGCGGACGTTTCTCATCTTGACGTTACCCAGTCCCTCATCGGTCGAAATCTCCGTGATGGCAGAATCGTAGCTGGCTGTAGGATAAATAAACTGTCCGTCTAGGCTCTGCCACAGAACCTGCCCCTTGTAGCTGTCGATGCCTCCTGCGTTTTCAATCTGTTCGAGGACGATGTCGGGGTCTGGGTTGAAGACGTTGATGCGCTCGATAGTCTTCTCGTTCACCATCAACCGCTTTCCGTTCCTCGTTTTCTTCTGCTCCCAGTCAGGATGCAGCAAGACGTGCGCCACGCTCCCCTTGTCGTCCGTCTCTTCCAGTCGGCAATTCTCAAAGGGTACGTGGCTCACGCTCGACACCTGCCCTAGAACGTTGTAGTTAACATGAAGGGAAAAGCCTCCAAAGCGTGCGAGGTCTTGCGCTACGTTCCGGAGCAAATCGTCTGCCGTGTCCCCCTGCTGGTTCATCGCCAACGCTGCTAGAATGTCGCTATCAAAGCCGTAGCCCTCAATGAATCGGGCATATCGGTTAAGGCACAGCATTGCCGTTCCGCTGGCTTCCGTGATGCGTGCGAGGTTCTGCGGATAAAGATTATCATATCCGTATGCCTGCATCTTGAATCGGCTGACGTAGCCAATATCAACCCTTCGCTTTGGCTTTTTAACTGTTTTAACGTTCATACTGCTTGTGTCGTTTTACTTGTTGTTTTGTTACTCTTCCTTGCCTGCTTTCTCGGCTTGGTCGAGGTCTTTTTTCTTGTCGCTGCCTGCTGCTTTTTCGGCAGGATCTTTCCCGGTGGTATCATCTGCACCGCTGTCGCTGCCTGCTGGCGGCTGCTTGTTCTCGATGAGTTCATCGCTGGGTATCTTCTGAAAGTAACTCTCCATGTGTGGGTACTTCGTCAGATATTCGTGCGCTACCTTGTCGGTCAGGTTCTCATTCGTGAAAATCTTACCATGGTAGAAATCCGGGCAGGAAATGATAAAACCTGCCTTCATTGCGTAATTACATGTTTTTGGCATTGCTTTTTCTTTTTTGAGTTTTAGATATATTTCTATCAGAGCATCGTGGTAACACTGCTGGCAGGTTGTCGGTACAAACCGCTTTCGTGTTACCGCGAAATATAGAGTTTCGATAACTGCCTTGTCGGTTGCATCAAAGGGACTGTCGAAACGTGCCTTCAACTCCTCGACCTTGGCTGTTGCTTCCTTGTATGTCATAGGCTATGCTGCTGCTTCCGTCAGAAGGCTCTTATACTTGGCTGCTGTGGTCTCGCTGTCTGTGTCGAAGAAGAAATAAGCTGCCTTTGGTACGCTCTCCTCTTCCAGCGTGATAAGCCAGCCACCCTCGGTGTCGTCTGAGTACTTGTCGTTCTCGCCTGAACTTGCCTTCAGTGCCTGCGCATATCCGAACACCTGATACTCTGCATTTCCGTCCGCTCCCTTTGAGAGGTTGCGCAGGATGATAACGAACTTTCCGTTCGCCAGTCCGTCAATGATATTTGCGCAAACGTCAGGTGTGTTTGCCAATACCACGACTGCTACGGTATTCTTCCAGCTGTTGCGATACGTGCCAACGGTCAGCTCGGTCTTGGTTCCAGTGAATGGCTTGCTGCCTTCCTGCCGGATAGCGTATGCTTTCTTGCCAGTCTTCAAAACTAATGTTTTAATTATATTGCCCGCTACAACGGACTTGGTGAAGTCGATGTCGTCTCGGTTGATGATAAGTCCATCGCCCTCCAGTCCCTTTGTTACTTGGTCTTCGCAAGGGACGATGATGTCCTGGGCGATAAGGCTCTCGCAAGTTGTTGTCATATTAATTCGTTTTAAAATTGTTATATCCCCAACACCGTTTTGTGGGTGTTGAGGATTGTCAAATAACTTAATACTAAACTGAAAATTTGGTGCGGTTAGTAAGCTGCATGGATCATATCCTCTTCGAGGAGAGCCGTGCCAATCTTACCGGTAACGTAGAGATAGTTCCTGCGCTCCTTCTTGTCGAGCCAGATGTCGAGGTCGCTAATGAGATTGTCTGCGTCTGTACCAATCATAAGGTGCTTAGGGTTGCAGAATACCGCACGGTGTGGAAGGTTGACTGTCGTTGCGCCCTTCTCGTATGCTTTAATCATTCTGTCCCAAATGCCGACACGTGCAATCTTCACTCCGTTGTAGGTCGCTACTTCGAAGCCATCGAACAACTTCTCCCATGGCATAATGTCGTGGTAGGTCTTCTTGAGGTCGTAGGTCAATGCGTCAGCAAGCGAGCGTGTCATGAGCAATACGGCATCGCTGTCGTCAACGATACGTGTGTCTGCATCCATCAAAATGGTGTCTACAAGTGTAGTAGCCGCACCACTCTTGCGCAATGCAGAAATCTGCAATGCTGCCGTGGTCTCGCTGTTGGCTGCGATGGTGGTATGGTTCTTTGTCGCTGTGGCTGTAAAGATGCGCTTGAACAGACCATCGCAGACGTTGAAATTACTGACATCTAAGCCTGCCGTCAGCTTGCCGCCACCGCCACCTTCTTCACTTGCCAGTGTTGCTTCCTTGTCGCCAAGCCAGCCGAAACGCCAAATCATCTGCTGCATGGCTCGCTGGAGTGCATCTGCATAGATTGTCATGAAGTCGGTGCTGGTGAGGTCGCCAATGGCTGTACCAGTCTTCAATGAATACTCTGCGATGGTTCCCTTCAATGCCTCGTAGCAAATCTTGAGAGGGATTTCCCACTGTCCGAGTTCCCAACGCTTCTGAGAGTTGGCGATACCCTTCTCTTCGTAGGTAGGGTCGCAACCGCCACCCTTCTTACCGACCATTTCCATCTCTCCGAGAAGAGCGATAGGGTCTTTCTCTTTGACCTTCTGAATGTTCACGAATGAAGAGAAGTCTTCATCGTTGTAGAAGGTTTCCTGCACGGCATCCTTGATGCTTGCGAGGTTTTCTGGCTCGAGTTTAAGGTTCTCGAGTTGCTGTTTTGTAAATCCTGCCATTATTTTCTTTTGATTTAATGGGTTAATACTTGGTTACTTCTTGCCCTTTTTGTGGAGCTTGGCAAGTCTCTCCTTGATGGCGTTCTTACCTTCCTCGACTGGGTTCACGTTGTCGCCTGCGCCCTTGCCGCTTGGCTGTCGCTGTGCTGGCTGGTAGTGGCTGCTGTAGCCTGCCAACACCTTCTCAGCACCGCCTGCCATCTTCACGGCATTCAGGATGCGCATGTCTTCCTTGCTCTTTGCGAGTTTCTGTGCGCCTGCAAGCTGTGCCTTGGTGTCGTTCAACTGCTGTTTGAGTGCTGCTACCTGCTGCTTCAACTTGGCTACGGTTTCGTTGTCGGTGCTTGATGCGCTGCCGCCTTCACCGCCTTCATTGCCTTCACCGCCTTCATTGCCTGCGGTCTGAATGTCGGTAATTACACCGTCCTCGACAACAATTGTCTTGCCATCGGGCATCTCAAACGTTCCGTCAGGACTTGCCTTGTCGCCAACTTGTGGATCTCCCTCTTCACGCTCAACGGTCAGTGTCTGTCCGTCTGCTGTGTTGAGTTCCATCGCCTTTGGCTCTGCCTTGGCTTGTGGCTCTGCCAACGCCTGCTCTGCTTCCTCCAGTGTCTTCACGCCAAAATTAGCGAGAATCTTGTCGAGGAGAGAAGCCTTTACTTCTGTTTTCTTCTCCATTGCTTTTGGATTTTGTTGTTTTGAATTAATAAAATTTTCTATGTTGCGTTTTGATGCGCTTGCGCTGAGTGGTACAATGGTGCTGCTGATAAGACCTAGGCGCAAAGCCTCGCTGGTGTTGATGAAGATGTCCTTGTCCATCAGGGCTTGAATCTCTTCCCTATCGCACTCGCACCGCTCTACGTATGCGTCCACCATCATATCCTGCCACATCTGCAATTCCTCGCTCTGGTTTTTCAAGTCCTTTGCGTTCAGCTGGTCGCCTAAAAGAAAGCCAGGAACATATGGGTTGTGCAGGAGGAAGGCAGCGTTCTCGTATGCCTTGCGGTTCTCCTTTGGTGCTGCGAGCATGATGATTGTTGCCATGGATGCTGCCTTGCCCTCCACGGTGCAGGAAATCTTCTTGCCGCTCTGTCGCAGTCGGTCGTAGATTGCCCAGCCTTCAATCACAGAGCCGCCATTGCAGAAGATGCGCATATCGATTGAATCATCGTCTTTCGGTATGCTTGCCGCAAAAGCATCTATATCTTGAAAACATACGCAATCGCCTCCCCACCATTGATACCAGAACTTGTTGTCTTGGCTGTCGATGTCGTTGTATATTCTGAGTTTTGCCATTGAATATTGATTTTTTAAGTTTTAAAACGCTGCAAAGATACGATATTTTTCAATATGTTTATCTCGTAAGCAGTTAATTTTTCTAAACAAGCCGAAATTTTGCGTTCTAAGCGGCTTTTATTGCCTTGGGTGTGTAACTTTACCACCTTTAAGCAAAAACCGCTCAGAACGCAAATCTTAAAGAAATAACTACACTTTAAATCCTGCCGATATTCTCTATCGTCTGCACTCTCCGCTGGGTTCGGTTTATCTCCTCAACGCTCACTACTGGCTGAGGAGCCATCTGATACCCTCTTGCTACAGCTGCCGCCAGCATATCCATGCCGATATTGCTGCCTCCGTTATTTACTACGATAGGTACGCCACCGCCTAGCTGGTTGAATGCGGATAATATCGGACTGAACATCGATGTCGCCTTGGCGGTCATTACGCTCTCGCCATTGGAGAGCCTTGCCGGGATGCTGTCGCTCGTTCCGGTGCCTGCTCCCTGCACATATCCACCAGTGGAGAATCCCTTGACGAGTGCTTTTGCTCCTGAAAAGGCTGCTTTGATAAGTACCATCAACGCAGCTGCACTCGCAACACCTCCCCACGACTTGCTCGCAATCTCCTTGGCGAGGATCTGTGCATAGTAAGCGTTAACTGCTATTTCGATTGCGTCAAGTATTGATGTCAGCATCGATTTGAGGAATGAGTGCAGCGATTTATCCTCGCTCTCGAAGAACTCGGACAGACCGTCTCCCATGGTCTGTATCATGTCGCTCATCATTTTCAGTTGCTCCTCCTGCAAAGCTGCCTTTTTCTTGTTGGCTTCCTCTTGCTCCTTGACTTCGGAATCGCTCAAATCCTTCTGCAGCTGCTCCTGCACGGCTGCATAGTCCTTGTAGGCGTCCATCTTGCTCTGAAGGAAAGCCTTGTATCTCTCCAGCTTGGCTGCATCGTCTTCCTCTCCAGTGCCACCGTTCATGATGTCCGCATCCTTGCGTGCCTTTTCCGCTTCCTCGAACTCCTTGTTGAGTTCGTCCACAATCTCCTTGGCTTGATTCTTCAAGTCCGCTTTCGCCTTAATCATTATGTCGAGAAGTTTTGCCTGCATTTCCTGCGCCTTTTCCGCTCCTATCTCACCAGCCGCCACGTATGCGTCAATGCTCCTCGCTACCATGTTCTTCTCCAGCTGTTCGAGGTCGTTGTCGTAGTCTCGGTCGTTGTCGTACATGCCTGCGAGGTATCGCTTCTTTGCGTCCATTACTTGCTCGTTGTACTGATACTGGATAAGCGCAATCGCTTCCTGCAATTCTTTTTCCTGCTTCTTTTTGCGCTCTGCCTCTGCCTTTGCTTCCGCTTCTTCCTTGGCTCTCTGTGCCTTGGTCTTGGCAGTGCTGCCCTTGGCTGCTGCTGGTGTCGTTCCCTTGTTTCCGCTCACTGGCTCGCTGCTGGTCGCTCCACCGTTCACGCTGGCTAGCTTTATGTGCTCGAGCCTTCCGTTCACGGTGTTCTCGAATCCGTCTGCGAATGAGTTTCCTATCTCGATACCAGCGTTCTTGATGTCGTGCCATGCTTCCTTGATTGTGCCGGATATATCGAATATCTCCTTGAATCCCTTCTGTGCCTTGGATAGGTCGAAGGTCACGATACCTTCGAGAATATCAAGCATGCCCTTGGCTGCAAAGCCCATCCTCTTGAATGCGTCTATTCCAAGATTGCATACAAGCTTGATTGCGTTCCACATCAAGCGGAAACTTGTGCCGAGCGCATTGATGATACCTCGAAGGAGAAGGCTGTTATTATACCAATCGATGAAGTAGTTTATCGCCTTCACCACTCCCTTGATAACTGCCGTAAGTGATTTCTTCGCAATCGTTGACAACTGAGCCTTCATCTTCTCGAATCCACCCCCGGTATAATCAAACAAAGAAGCCATTGCGTCCTGCAATTCCTTGGTTGCATTCAATTCGTCTTCTTGTGCCTTGGCAATATCCCCGGACTTTGCCTTCACTTTGTCCATATCAAGTTCGATATTTCCGAGCATCTCAATATAAGCAAGTCCGGCATCCTCTCCAGGACCACCGAAGATGTTTGCAATTGCGCTACCTACAGCGGCACTTGATTGTGGGAGTTCCTTTAGCTTATTAGCCACCTCTTGCATAACCTGAAATGTGGTCTTGCTTCCGTCCTGCAAGTCCTTCTGAACTTGCTTGGAAGAAATACCTATTCCGTCAAGTGCAGCAGCCGTAGCGGTTGTCATTTCTCGAAGTCGTAGATTTCCTTCCTTGATTGTATCAACACCCTTGTCGCTGAAGATGCCTTCCTTGGTCGCTTGCGTTGATATTGCCACCATTTCTTCTGCATTCAGTCCGGCTTCCTTGAAGTATCTCGGGTATTCTTTAATCGTGTCGAGAAACTCACCGTTAGCGTTTGCTCCGCTCACCAGTCCGTCTTGCATAATCTTCAAACTCTCAGAAACGGAAATGCCGAAAGCCTTGCTCACCGTATTGGCAGACTGCATCGTCTCCGTGAATTCCAAACCGAATGCATTGGATACCGCAAGAGCCTCGTTGCGCACGGATTTCATTTCGTCCCCGGTCAATCCGGTGAACTGCTGCGTCAGTCGTGTGGCTTCCATCAATCCCTTGTTGTAGTCATACCACCATTTGAATGCCATTCCTGCGCCTGCCACACCTGCCATAGCGAGGAAATAAGGGTTGGTCAATAAGGAAAGAGCCGTATTTTTCAACGCACCAAACTTTACCTTTAGGTCTTCCACGGACTTTCCCATTTCCATAACCTTTCCGATTCCAGTATCATCAACAACATCAAAACCGAAAAACTCGGTGTTCTGCAGGTCGTCAGCCGCCTTCATCATGGAATCGTAATAGCTGCCGACACTGCGCTGGAATCTTCCAGTAGCCTCCTCAGCCTCTTTCAGCTCCTCTATCAAGTCTTGGATATGCTCCTGCATCTCCTGACCCTTGGAACTATCACGCTCGGCACGGCTCATCTCATCGTAAGCCTTGGTGGCATTTGAAAGCTGGGCACGCAGCTGTTTCAAGCTGCCCTCCTGCTCGTTCTCTGTGCGCACGTTGTTCTGGATCTCCTTCCGCAAGGTGCGCACGTTGTACTGGTACTCCTTGATGGTTGCGTTGATGGCTTCCGTCTGCACCTTCATTTCGTTGGTCGTGATGGTCTTGTCTTTTTCCTGCTGCTGCAAGTCCTTGATGGATTGCTTTAACTGGTCTATCTTCTCCTTGTATCTGATGATGCCATAGATTGCATCCTCGTACTTGACCTTAATGTCAAGAATCTGCTGTTTGTCTTCACTTACCATAGTTCGTTCTTTTTAGTTGTTCAACTCTATCATTGTAACCTCGCAATATCCACTGCTTGTGGTCTTGATTTCTAAAACAGCAAAATACGCTCCGTACTGGGCAAGGTACACTGGCTTCGTTTCGTCAAAGTCCAGAATCTCCAAATCGGAAAGGTTGAAACGCTCCGTTATCTGGTGTGGGTTCGCCACCGTCTTTCTCAACTTTTCCAGTTTGTTGTCGAAGATGTCCTGAAGGTCGATGTTGAAAGCCAATTCCGCATAGCCGGCATCGTTCTTCGTCAGGTTCACGATGCGGTCTTTACATGCCTTGTATTTGGTGGCTTTTCTTTTTTTGATGGTGGTGTCTCCTACGATAACGTTCACGTCCTCCCACTCGTAGATTGGTATGCGGTTTCCGTTCGTGGCTGCAAAAGGCAAAGTGATTACATCCTGAGTATACTCCAGCGTCTCGTTGCCTATGGTCATATCCGCATCGTGCTGCTGATATACGGTGTCGTCTTCCTTCCACTTGTAGATATTGTGCTGGCAGTAGTCCTCTACACTGAAATCGGTCTGCCTTGGATGATTGCTGGCTTCGCTCGGGATGAGCTTCTTCGTCCAGTCCACCGCTTGCGCCTTGTCTTCCCAAAGGTTCACGATGTCGGCAAACGTAAGTGTTCCACCAATAAACCGCTGGCTTGGAAACGTTGATGTCAGAATGCAGATACACTTCAAGAAGTCAGTTACCTTGATGTCGGGAAGGTTCTTACCGATAGGGAAATTACCTCCGTAGGGTACTTCATCGCTCTGCTTGATGCTGGCAGTCAACCGTCCGTTGTAAAGTTGCAAATCGAAAAGTCGGTTTCCTCTTAAATTCTTAGCCGTGAAGGTCACAATGTCGCCTTCCGCAAGTTCAATCTCCCCTCGCCCTGCAATTAAATGAATGAAACGTCCGTCCACCATATCTCGTTTGCTATTCTTTACCCACATATTTCCATCGTCATCTGGCTGCACACCTACGATGTAGGATTTGGTGTATTCACTTTCCTCTTGGTCGCTGGTATGGACGGAAACGACCTTGATTTCAATGTAACAAGGTGGATACTTGAAGCCGTATTCCGTTGATACGTAGCCGATTTCCTCAATAAGATAAACAGCCGCTTTAAGGTCTGAAGCATTCCACGTCCAATTCATCTGAACATCAAAAACCATTGTGCAGGCAATCTTCACTTCAAGCTGGCTATACCAATCGGTTGTACTGGAATTAGCGAAAGCCTCCGACACCTTACTGAGTTGAAATTGCAGAGGAGGGTCGCCAACACGGGTTCTATTCTGAAACCGCCCTTCAAGTGACCCGACAACACTCTGCTCACCAGCTTTCCTCGTAACAAGCGGAACGGCAAGCCCCTTGATGATTTCCTTTGCTTGCTCACTCCAGCCAAAGGAGACTTTGGTCTGTACCGCGATAAGGTCTAGGATATATTGCACCGTGACACTTGGCTGCACCGTTCCATGGTCTGATGAGCTGAGAATATTTTCATCATCGGAATAGGTCTGCATTCCGTTGGCTCTTGCGCTGCGTTCAGTATTGTTCGTAACGGTTACGGTATCGCCAGTGCTGTATTCTTGCATGGCATTAATGATGAGCCACGCTGCCGTGGCTGGTGCTTGCAGGTCTACATCTATTGGTTCGCTCTCGCTGGTGTACTTCACGCTGTACTCTCCGCTTGCCTGCACTTGTGATAACTTACCGTCCGAGAGATAATAAGCCGCCACAGACGTGTTTATCGACATACTTATCATCTTATCTACCGAAGGTTTAATGTATACGAGGAGACCGGAAGGCTTGCTCTTTACCACATTAATCTCTGCTTCTCCGGCAGCACTTATCTCATACGTTCCCCATGGTGTTGTCTCTCCGGTCTCCTTGTTCAGTGCTCCGTATTCGACAGAGCCAGCCTTCTCTGCCCGAACCCTGATGGATATTGTCTCCATGGCAACGCTCGTTTCGAGATTGGCGATGCACGCTCCTGCACTCACGAACATTCCGAGCATAGGATCTGGAGCAAACAACACCGGACGGGTCTCTAACTCAGTCTTCCCGGCATCATCGGCAAGGCTCATAACGTTCTTGTTGCTGTCGAGTATTGCCCATGTTCGGTAGTTGCCCTTTCCTAAAACTCTGTCGATGGTCGCCCTCATGCCTGCCGTGAAGGGTATAATGGTGCACTTGTAGGCTTCATCTAGCACTCTGTCACCAGACACATATTTTCCAGTCTCTGTGCCAGTAAGAATCTTTCCGACACCCAGCTTGTAGTAATTATCGCTGTTTCTGCCTAGGTTACGGTCGTAGCCCTGCCATTCCTCCGAGTAGTCTTCCACCCTAGCCGTTTCGTATCTTCCATAGAATACTCCATCCGATATTGCCTTCTCGTAGGTGTCGTAGCTGTTGTTTTTGGTGAACCGCAGATACTTCGTGCAATTCAACTCGTTCAGCTTTAGGTCAGACGATTGCAGCGTTACCAATGCCTGGAACAATCCCCAATATATCGAAATTTCGATGGTTTCCTTGACGCTCAGAACGCTTGCCCTTCCGCTGTGGATAATCTCCAGTCCATTACGGAAATAACGTGCTGTGTGGAAAATATAGGGGTATTTGCTGCTGGTGCTCGGTTTCCCTGCAAACTCCAGCACCGCCATATTGTGCGCTGTCTTGGGCAGGTTGATGGTGTATGTCGTGTTGGCGGTCATTTTCGTGATGTCACGAAAAAGATTGCTCTTGATGTCGAGCGTGATTGCCGATTCCTCGCTCATATCCATCAAGATGCCATCGATGTATAGTTGCTGGTCTGTCATAACTGCTGAATCTGTGTATTGTTAATAACTAGGTTGCAGACGAAATCCTGCAACTCTGCTGTTGTCTTGGTGTAGGTTCCTGCCTTGATTGTCACACTCTGCCACTTGTCGCCACCGAGGTACATATCCACGACCGGGCTGCTGGCTAGGTCTTGCAGGAAATCGAACGTCTCGCTGTCTACAAGCGGGGCACAAAGTGGTATGGTGTCCTCTCTGCCGTAACCCTGCCTTCTGCCGTTTGCTCCGAGATATCCGAATATCGTATCGTCATACTCTCCGAGGTTGTTACGTACAAAGCTGGTGTCGCTGCTTATCGCCCTGCTCTCATCGCCTTGCGTGAATAGCCAGTAGCGATAGAAGCCGTGACGGTCAACCCAACGCAGGTAGATACCCTTCTCTGTGTCGTTCCTTTCTATCCTTGCAAGGAGAGACTGCTTGCCACCGCTCGCCATCGCAAAGGTAAGGTCGAAAACGTCCGTGAACGTTCCCAGCTCTATCTTGCCATCGTAGTCGTAGATGTTCCAGTACCTCGCCTTGTTTGGCAGAACGCTGGTGTTAATGTCCACGATGCCAGCGATGCCGGGCTTAACCATTCTGTTCGGTGCTCCCTCATAGCCGACAAGAATCTGGGAAGCCTCATTGGTATAAAGACCAAAGGAGAATGGGAAATGCGTGAACCAAGTGAGCCTCTTGAATCCGTTCCAAGTCTCGCCTGCCCTCATCGCTCCCCAAACGTAAAAGGTCGTATAGCTGAATGCCGCAAGGTCGCTCCCCTCGCTGTTCTTGACCTTCACGGAAATATTGAACTCTGCCCCGAGGTTGCTCTTCTGGCTCTCCCTGCTGTAGTCGATGTTTCCGAAGCTGATGCCATCGAAGAGTGCCTGCACATATTCCCGGTAGTCCATGATGCAATTATCTGCAAACGCTTCCACGCTGTACGTGTACGTCTTGGTCTCCCTGCTGATGGTTGCCTCGATGCTCGCAACGCCCGAGCCGCTCGCCTTGATGATGCAAGGCAAGAATGCGAAGCCTACAGCGTCCGGGTATTGAATCGTGATATTGTTTGTTGTTGTCTGTCTCATACCGTCTCATTGTTTAGTTTGATACTTCCCACCGACTGGTGGATTAAGAAAATAAGCCGCTGCCCGAGCCGCTTCATCGTGTCGGGCACAACATTGCTGTATACGTCAGCCCTGCCGCCAGTCCGGTGCAGCTTAGAACCTTTGGTGGCGATGGTGTGGGCGATTGCCCCTGCCATGCTCATGTCGCCACGCTCTTGTGGTGTATACTTGTGCGGTCGCTGGGTCTTGTAGGGGATAGGTCTGCCGTGCAGTCCCTTGTCTTTCATCCATTGCCGGATGATGCTACGGAAGCCGTATGGTATCTTTCCTGCCCTTCGTCCGGTCTCCAGCACCCCGAATGGCTTGTGTCCCCAAAGGATGGTTTCTTCCTCGCTGGGCTGCTCCACCTTTAGGCTAGCTATCGTTCGCCCTGATGCGTTCTGTCCGTTGATACGAATGCGGTTGATGATAAGTTGCCGTACTCTTTCAACCTCCTCACGCATGATGAGCGATGCCGCCTTGGGGTCGAATTGAATGCCTCCCTTGCTCATACCTCACACCCTCCTATGCTCTGTGTCAGCTGAAGGGAGTACATTACGCCCGACACGATCGTGCTCAAACGCTCGATGATGGTCTCGTAGTACTGCTGCCCTTCCAATGGTTCGAACTGGTGCGACTGGTTGATGGCTCGTATCATCCTCGCCCCTGCCACCTTCATTCGGTCGATGCACTCTCCGTTGTCTTCTCCTTCCGCTGCCCTCGGTACGGTGTCGAGATAAGCCAGGGCAACGTTCACGGTGTCGTATACCCTGCCGTTGCGTATCTCTGTCGTTCCGCTGGCTGGGATGATGCAGACGATTGCCGGATAGTTCAGTTTCTCCAGCTTGGTGTCCGCTGTGTCCCAGTCCTCGAATAGGTAGGTATAGTCTGGTAGCGTGTCTGCTGCCAGCTGCTTTAATGTTTCTCTGATTGTTGCCATAATTATCTAGATTTACGTTTCATTTCTTCCGCTTGCAACTTCTGCAGGTTTCGCTCGTACACGCTTCTCTTGTTGTCCATTTCCATGCACTTGTAGATGCGAAGCCATGGCGTTTTTAATACTTGGTCGTGGTCGCTGATGCCCATCCTTACCGCATACCAGTCCAGCATGCCGAATAGTCCGAACCGCAGGGTATCGATGCCTGCCTCCTTCTCCAGTCTCGTTGGCTTCGCTGTGTCTGTGCTCTCGAAGAGCTTGTTGATGCGCTCGACCTCTGCTGTTACCCAGCCGATGAGCATAACGACATCAACCGCCCTAGCCTGCTCCACTTCCTTGTGGCTCAGACCGAGGACGGTTGTCACTATCTGATACAGACTTTCTTCGCTGTCTGATAGCTGGGAAAGGTCAATCAACTGCCCGATGGATAGCTGGTTGAGATTGTCGGGCACTTGTTTCCCTCCGACAAACGCTGGTCGTGGCTGCTTGCCGATTTTGTAGCTGGTGTGTCTAGCAACTGCCAGCCAGTACTTGAATGTAGTGTTATTATCCATACGCTTTATATTTTTGTCGTTATCTTTGCCTTAATACGTGCGCCCTAGCCGTTCCATGGCTCGCTACGGATAACTTCTTCAAGGCTACGTATCGTATTGCGTCTATGCCGTGGTTAAATGCGTCTATAGGCTGGTTCGTTGTCTCTCCATCCCTTGACTTCTTCCACTTGTATTGCTGCATGTTCCCGATGATGCCGTGGCTGCGTCTTGTTATGTTGATGCGAAAACGCTTCAAGATGTCGATGCCGTTGTTGATACTGTCCGCTCCCTTGGTGCTGCCGATTATCCACAGCCCCCGGTTGTGTATCTCCTGAATGCTCTTAGGCTCTGCCGAATCCGCAATGATAAGGTCTCGTTTTGTCAGTCCGTTTTCCCTGCATCGGTCTGCGATGTCATCGTTCGTCAGCCCCGGCTGGTAGATTTCTTCGTCCACCCACAACTCTCCGTGCGCCAATACAAGGTGCTCCACTGCTGTCGGGTCGTTGGTGAATCCGAAGTCCAAGCCTCTGCATTCCATCTTCCATTCGTCATTCGGTGGCAGCTTGTCAACGATGCCCCAGTTGGTGAATACAAGTCCGGTTATCTTTCCGGTCAATCCTCTTGCATAAACTCGCCACAGTTCGGGGTCGTCAATCTCTTCAATTTTCTTGTGCTCCTGCTCCGTAAGGAATCGGTTGTTTCGGTGGTCGCTCAGGATCAGTCGGCAGTCATCCCTTCCGATGATGTTGTTGTGTACCCAAAACCTTGCACTTGGGTTGTAGTCGATGAATACCTGCTTACGTGTTCGGATGGCAAGCTGCCAGAACACTTCGTAGGGCACACCGTTCGCCTCGTTAATAAACAGATAGTCACGCTTACCGTTCTTAGCGTCCTGCGCATCCTGGTAACTCTTGAACTCGATGATTGAGCCGTTCTTTCCTCGGTAGCTGCTGTCGCTCTTATTGTTCTTGAACCAGTCCAGTAACTCTGCCCTTGTGTGCAGGATGGTGTCGAGGTCTCGCATGGCTCCCACCTTTAGGTTCGGAAGGTCTTGACCGCACACCGTGATAATTACCCTTGGATGCTCAAAAGAAAGCACTATAAGACGCTGCATAATGGTGTATGTCTTCCCCGAGGACGTGCCTCCTTGGTTTACTAGGAACCTTGGCTTCACGTCCGCATTCGGATCATACAGTTCACCAATAACGTCAAATAGTGCCATTCTTTCAAACAATAAAAACTTAAAACAAAATTATGGTAAAAAAATTATTCTTCGTTCAATCCCTCACGCTCGATTACTTCCTGCTCGCTTGATGCACACTTGTGTCCCGAGTTGATGTAGCGTACCTCAATGCCGCCTTGGAATCCTGCGTTCAGGTCGAGCACGACCTTATCAAGTCCGAGCAGCTTGCAAATCTGCGTCTCTGCCTTGATGATGATGTCGAGGTAGCGTGGTTCTCCGAATCCTCGCTTCTCGGCATCGTACATTATCGCCTTGACGGTCTCGATTGAAATCTGCTTTCCTCGCTCATCAAATAAAGGCTGTCCATGCTGGGTTGATTTCTGCAAGTGGTAGTCTTCCTTCGACTTCTCCCAGGCTTCCCAGGCTTCACGTATTACCAGCTTCAACCTTGCCACCTCGCTTGTTATCTTTTCGTCCGTGTCGGTCAGTCTCTCTTCCCTCCACTCCTTCAATAACCGCTGAATGTCGCAGTGCGCTTGATTGTATTTCGGTCTGTCGAGCCGTTTCCTCACCTCTGCCGTGATTTCTCGCTCCGTCCATCCCTTGCGGTATAGGGGTGCGATAATCTGCAGGCGGTTCTCGATGTCGATTTTCTGCGCTCGATGTTTGTTGTTATTACCTTGTGGCATACGATTCTGATTTTAAAATTTCGCTCCGTTGTACTTGTATACGATGTTTCCCTCGCTGTCTCGTTCGTCAGCTGGCAACATTGCCCCTTCGAACATCTTGTATGGCGAGTGCGCTGCCTGCGGATTGTTCCAGCACCACTTCATGTAGTCGGCTGCGCTCATCGTGTAATACTTCGAGTACTTCTCTCTTGTTCCCAGGTTCATCGCCTTCTCCAGTCTCGCCCTCAAAAGGTTCTCTGCATCCAGCTTGATGTCGCTCCACCTCACGTATCCCTTGCGCTTGCAAATGTTCAGTGCTTCGCACATCTGCCCCCTGCTGTAGTTCCACGTTGGCGGCAATCCGCAGCAACTTCCGTTGTGGCAAAGTTCCTTGAAGTGTGCGTCCGATACATAAAAGCGCATTCCCAGCTGGTCGCACAGTTCCTTCATGTTCCTGAAGAACGGTTCTTTGACCTTGCGGTTCAGTCTCAGATAGCCGGACTGTACGCTGTACTTCTTGTAGAATGCGAGAATGTCGAAACCTGCCATCTTGCTGATGGTAGGCAACAATTCCCTCAATGTCGGGCTTCTCGTTTCCAGGCAGAAGAATTCGGTGCTCAAAGCTGTAGCCCCTCTGTTGAATGCTTCCTTGATAAGGTCGAGGTACGTTGGCGTGCTCACTCCGATGATGAAGGGTCTCAGTCTCAGCGTTGCACCTCCTGCCCCTGCATTGGCGATGCGCTCGATGGCTTCCAGTCTTGCTTGTGGGCTTTCCACCCCTCGCTCTATTACTCTAGCCTTCTCTGCATCGCTGGTGATGATTGAGAACTTGAAGTTCCAGTTCTTCTGCCCTCTGATCAAGTCCATGTATCGCTCATCCTTGGTGAACCATGCTCCCTTGGTCGAGAAGCAAAGCGGATAGTCTATATCCTTGAAGAAGCGCAAAAGCTCCAGTGTCGTTCCGTACTTACGTTCGAAGTTATCGAACTGGTCGCTCATGCTTCCCCACTGCATAACCTTGCGAGCCTTGATGTATGGCGCAAAGTCTCCACCGTGCTTGTCGGGGTCAATGAACATTCGTTTGATGCGTTCAACGCTCACGTCCTTAACCTCCTTGTTCAGGTATTCCTTCTTCTTGCTGCCAATACCTCGCTGGTTCTGAGCAAAGCAATACATACAGCCAAAGCTGCAATTATTGTAAGTGTCAAAAGCCATTGGCATTGAGCAGTCGGGAAACTCGTATGTTATTCTTGGCGTGTTGCCATAATGTTCTGCCATATCCTCATGAATTTATTTTGTTGATGATAAAGTCTGCGATTTGGTCTGCTGTCTGCTTCGTGGTGTCTATCGCTACAACGTCACACCCCGCAGTTTGCCATTTCTTTGCCGAGTGTGCCGATTCTCGCTGTCCCCGGATAATATCCTTGCTCAACGTTCCGTTCGACCGTTCTGCGAGCCTTTTTTGGATTTCTTCCAGTGGTGCGTATAAGAAGATTACAATCTGTCTGTCCGCATTGAACATTGCGTGCGTCAAGTTCGGACCCCAGCATTTAAGTCTCATCCCTTCGCAAATGATGCAGTCGGTGCTCTCCAGTGCCTTCTTCACGATGTCACGAAGTATGGTCGTACCGTTCAGATTGTCAACACCTCCGTACTTAACATCGTATCGCCCTGCAAATGCAACTCCCTGCTGGGTGCTGCTTATTCCGTCCTTGTAGCTCTCAATGCCACCAAAGCATTCTATCAGCTTTCGGGCGACGGTGCTCTTTCCGCTAGCGTTGGTTCCAATGATAAAAACACAAGTCTTTCTCATATTCGAGTTATTTTTGTTAAATTTCGCCTCTGCCGGATTGAATTGTTCAGAGCGGATAGTTTATCCATTTCAAACGTTTCTCCGACTTAAACGCTAAATTTCCGACTATTCGGTTTTTTCTTTGAGTTCGTCAACATCAAAGTTGCGCTTCTCGATTGCGTCAAGTCCCAGCATGTCTGCCACGGCTTGTGCGTCCTCGCTGCGGTAAACGATGATGATGCGCTGCTCTTCGTCCTCTGCTGGCTCGTAGGTCGTGGCTTCCTGCTGGATTTCCCAGGGGTTCAATCCCCATCGCTGCATATCGTCCACATCAAATGCTCCCTTTAGCTTCTCTTCGTCCCAGCTGCCAAAATAGACGTTATCCTTGATGATGAACTCGTCCGTCTCTTCATCGGATAGGCTGTCAGCAATAACGACCTCGACCTTTGGTTCTGCCTTCCACTTCTCCCAGTGGCTGCAAAGCTGCTGCTTCTCTCCATCGGTCAGTTTCACGGCAACGGTCTCTATTGCGTTCTTGATAGCTTCGTCTTCCATCTGCTCGATGTTGAGCAGGGCACGGAAGCGCATGTTTCCTCCGAGGATAACTCGGTTCTCATTACAGACGATTGGTCTCATCTGCAACATCTTCGGAAACGTCAGAATACTCTCAACGAGTTTCTGCATCTGCTGTGGCTCAATGCTGCGTGGGTTGTCTTGGTTCTCCACCAGGTCGTGCAGGTTGATGTTCTCGATTTTATTCTTCTCCATTGTCTTCCTCCTTTCCTTCTTGTCTTGGTTTCAGTTCATCAAAGTTCCAGACGATGCGGTCGATATGATCAACTCCCAGCAACTTGGCAAGGAATGGCTCATCGGCTGGCTTGTAGTGAATGATTACGTTCTCACGTGGCAAAACGCCATCGCCCATTATCGTTGGCAAATCGTCAGGAGTTAAGTCTTGCCCTTCGATTTCAGGAGGTAGTTCCCCTGCGAATGGGTCGCCCTCTTGGTCGCCCTTGTCTTTCTTCTTGCACTTGCTGGTGCCGCTTGCTTCCACTGGTGCTGGGTTCCAGACTGGCATACCCCAGTTCTGAAGCTGTGCGCTGTCCCATCGGTTCGCAAGGTCGTTGAAGTCCCAGTTGCCGAAGGATAGGTTGTCTTTAATCATGAACTCCTGCTTTTGTGCTTCTGTCAAGTCTGATGCGCTCACCACGGTAACTGTTGGCTGTTGCTGCCATCCCTGCCAGTACTCCATCAATGCGGATTGCTCATCATCGGAAAGACGCTGCTCTGCATCCAGCTTCACTTGAATGCCTGCTTCGTCCATCGTGACAATGTGCTGCAAGGCTTTCAGTCTCATGTTGCCACCCAATGCATGGAAGGTCTCATCAATAACAATCGGGCGCAGGGTCAACATTCGTGGGAACACGATGATGCTCTGCACAAGCTTCTGAAAGTTCGCTTGGCTTATCTCTCTTGGGTTCGCTTCGTTCTCGCTGACCCTCGATAGTGCGATTTCTTCTGTTTTCATTTTCTTCTTGTTTTAAGTTCGAAATACTGCTTATTTGATAAACACTGGCGCAAAGATACTACTTTTTTGCTTTAGTTGTTCGCTCTTTGCCCACTTTTAACTTTTTCCAACACTTCGTTTTATTTTATCCATCAAAGGCTCTGATGGTCTTCTGCAGGGTTGTCTGCGGTTTCTTCGGCATCACTCTGACCGGGTATCCTGCACAGACCCATGCGAGGAGAAGTGCGTCTCTCTGGTCTTGGTTCATTCTCGGCAACTTTTGTCCTGCGCTTACAAAATAAGCAATTTCGTCCTGCGTGATTTTTCCGTCCTTCCCCTTCCAGCACTTCTTCAGTGGCTTGACGATTTCGCAGGGGATATTGTAGTGTTTGCAGCACTCGACAATCAAGATTCCGGTCTGATGGTTCATTCCGGTAGAGCGTCCGATTGCTGCTGCCTTGACTGCTGTCATGAAACGATTAAGCACATGCCAGTTGCTCTTGTTGAGCCAGCCGCCTTCAATAACGACCTTAACCTTTTTGCAACTCTCGTTCATTGCTCTGAGGTAATCTATCAAAGCTGGGAAGTTCATTTTATAGGCGAGAAACTTCTTGTCGTCAAAGACTGCTCCAACTCCGCTTTCCTGATTGTCGGGGTCGATTCCAATTATAACTGTTCCTTTTTCCATTTTTTCTTTAAAGTAATTATTTTGTTTAAATTTCACGCATAAGCGTTTATTTTGTTTTGCTGGTGTAGTTTATTACCCAACACCCTTTACGTGCGCATATACGTGCACACATGCGTTATTATCCCTATCTTTCCCCTACCCCTTTCTTTCCCTTCTTTTCGGTTGCGATAGAGAAAGCTGGCAGGGATTCCGGAAGTTGTGCCTGCGGGTGCAAAATAAATGAATAACAAAATGAATATGTTGCAGGGTTCTTCCTTCTTCCACCGCCAGCCGAATGAATAAAAGCATAATTTTCTAACGATTTCTTTTTCTTACTTCTTCATGTACCACCTCGCTTTCTTTGTTTGTTGTCAGACTTCGGGAGATGCGTTTCCGGCTCTCATATCGTAATTTCAAGATGTTATAAGTTTATTTGTTTTGATATTAGAGCCTATCTCCTTCTGTCCTCGCTGGTTAAAAACTCTATTATTGAACTCACGACCGATTATTCTTTTTGTTCTCGAGCAGCCATGCCAGATGCGCTGCCTGCTGCGGATTCTTGAACATGGATAGAGCCTTCTCTACGTCCGGCTTCTTCCTCTCATGCATCGCTCTGTCGGCTACCCGGTTCTTGGTACCGTAGTTCCGGTAGTGCTTACTCCAGTACTCCTTTTGGTACGCCCGGTACTTTTCCCGGTTTCTCTTTCGCCATTCCTTCGTGGCTCTGAGGATCTGTTCCCGGTGTTCCTGGTAGTACGTTCTGTTCTTCTCCCTTGTTACGAAGTCGCTCATTGCATTCAAGTATTACCTGATGTTCTACATATTGCTTGCGTGCCGGGCAATAGATGCCATTTATGCAGTTTCGCCCGGCATCGCAAGCATTGCATAATTCACTCGCCATACGTCAGAATGGCAGGTTCTCAATATCGTAGTCGGTGAAGGCAATATTCTCGTGCCCCTCGAATGGGATGCAGTGAGTGAAGTCTGCTCCTTTTCCGCTGTGGATAGGTAAGACGTTGTATCTAGCCGCAAAATCCTCTCCACGGTCACGAACAAAGAACGCTGGAAGCCATTTGAATTTTTCCCCGCACCGTACCAGCACCTTGTCAAAAGGCTTGAAGGCTGGCTGCTCCCTCTCTTCCTTCTCTTTCTTCCAGATGGCGTAATGTTTGTTGAACAGTTCGACTTCGTTCTCTGTCGCTTCTCGAAGTTCCTTGTTAACGCTGATACGCAGGTCGAAGGTTTGGTCGGTCACAAACTTCTCGTTCTCGATTTCGTACTGGTTGCCGAATGTCAGCGTATCTTCGCTTTCGTTCTTGGCAATGAGCTCTCCGATGATTGTCAACTCTCCGTCCTCATCGTCCTCGTTGAAAACGTAGAGTTTTCCGATTTCGAACGCTGGCTTCTCAATCTCCAGGGTCTCACGGTTCAGCTTTCCGCCTAATCGCTTCTCGATGAATCCGATGTAGGTCTTGGCTGCATCCTCGGTTTCTAGAGTGAATACTTCTGTAATGGCATTACTGCATACTCTTTCGTAATAAGGTGCTATGCCGCTCTTGGCATAGTAATGCTTACCAGCAAAAATGGTGTATGTATCATCCGTAAACTTCTCGAAGATAATATGAACACTTCCATCTTCGGAAACCAGAACGTCTCCCTTCTTCCAGGCAAACTTGCTCCAGTCTCTCATTTTATCGGATGGAAAGAGCAGAATTTCTCCTTCTTTATAGATTTTTCCGTTCTTGTCGAAAAAGTGTTCTCTTCCGGCTTCGTCCTCAGTCCAGATTGCTTTCGCACTGTCCTTGTCGTTTGCCATTCCACTGTGCCACACCCTTCCGCATTTAGGTGTGTACAACTCTGTACCGTACTCTTCATTTTTGAGAATCTCAAAAATATCAATATCTTTCTGTTCCATTGTCTGAATGTTTTTTATTGTTTATAACTTCACTCGTCCGAGTTTAAAATAAAGTTCCAGCAGTTCCTTGGTATCGAGCCAGAAATCGGTGTTGCCGATGTATACGTGATGTCGGTGTTCGTCTGTGATGATTTCTATCTTTTTCATATTTTTCGTTATTAAAAAAGTTCCTGCTGTGGATGGATGATGTCTGCCCTCTTCTTCTTAGCCGCCCAGAGAAGGAGGTTGATGTTCTTGGTTCCAGCATTGCCCTCGAGGTATCTGATGATGTAGGTCAAAGCGTCTTGAACAGCTTCTTTCTCATTACCGTAGAAGATGCTGAGAGCGTCATATCTACTCGGGTAGCCTGCCGGGCTGTCGTACCAATGCTTCCCTTTTTGAATGCTGTAGCCCCATATCCAGCCGAACTGTGTATTGGCGGTCATTACCTTCCATCCCCAGTTGTCTGAACCCTCTACGGCATACTCGATTACGTGCGGATTGATGCAAACATCCTTGATGTTGTATTTGAAGCCTTCATGCTCTGCGACCGGCTTCTTGATGTCGTAGCTGTTTTCGGTCAGCCATTTGCACCAATCGTTCGATGTCTTGAATACGAGCCCCGCGGCTCTGCATTCGTGAAAAAATAATTCATTCATGGCTTTAAATCTTTACGAAGTGTACGTCCTTGCGGTCTTCTCTTTCACTATTCAGACAAGCAAGATTCCTGCACATAATGCCTTCTCTCTTACCGTTCAAGATGCACTCGTAGCAGTTATATTCAGATAGACCTATATCCTCAACCACCTTGCAATTTACACCTTCAATGCTAATTGTCGCCCCTACTGGGTAATCTGTATTAAAGCATTCGTTGTTTACAATACATACTTCTTTTGCCATAATTCTTTTGTTTTAAGTGTTTAAAATCTGTTTGCCTTATAATTTACCGCCCGAAGCGTGAAAACGTCCCAGAGCGGCTATTTTTGCCCTAATTCGTTATTTTTCGGGCTTCCAGTCAATGCCAAGCCGCTGTAGAACTCCCTTCTCGTAGTATCTTGTCAGCGAATCCTTAGCTGGTTTATTATTCGGGTTCTTCTTCAAGTCTTCGAGGTTCTGCTGGATTACCCATCTGAACTTGCTGTCTTGGCTCTGCTGGCTCGCTGGCTGCTGATGCTTGGCTTGCTCGTAGAGTTCCCCGATGCTCGGTCTTGTCGTTGCCGCAGGATCCTGCGCCTTGACTGCTGCCGATTGCGGCTGCTGGCTTGTGGCTGGCTTGGTGTTGTCGTAGTTGCCCTCCAGCACCTTCGGGAAATACTTCCTTGTCATTACCCAGTCGTACGATGCCCAGGAATGCCCTGCGTTCAGATAGTCGCTAGCCATAGCCTTGTCGATGGCTAGGTAAATCTTGGAAATATCTCCCTTGCAGTCCTTGAGCCTTCCTCTGATTGCCTCCTTGCGGTTTTCCGTCATCAGCGTCAGCCTTCGCATTGCGCTGTTGGTCTTGTCGTGCTGCTCGTTCCAGTAGTCCTTGATGGCTGCGTAGTCGATTTCGCCTTTCTTGGATTTCTTCTTCTCAGAACTTTTTTGCGGTTCTTCTGCAGCGCAAACGTTTTTCTCGGAAAAACTTTGCATAGAAGCTTCTTTAGAAGGTTCTAATATATTTGTTTCTTTAGAAACATCATTATCATCTACATTATCATAAACATTATCATTTACATATACATTATCATTATCATATAAGGTTTTTGAAAAAACCTCTTGGTTTTGTTTGGTTATTTCTGAAACCTCTTGGTTTTTATCTAAACCAATTGGTTTTTGTTTATCCTCTTGGTTTTTTCTTGGTCTGCCACCCTTTTTGCCATTGGCTCGCCATCGTTCTACCTTCTCTTCGTACTTGGCTTTATTCCGTTTCATATCGTCAACGATAAAACCGAAAGCCATACGCACGACTGGTTCGAGACTTATAGTCTTCCCATCCCTTGCGTAGAGAAATATCGCTCTCGTCAGTTGCCCGAGTTGTTCATCGGTCAGCCCCTCGATAAGAGCGTAGTATGATGTGTATAAGATGAATGAATCGTTCATGATGCTTTATTCTGATAATGATAATTTCTTTTCCAGCTTCCGTTTTAACACTGTAGCCATCCGGATTTTGTTCCGCTGGCTTGTGTCGGTCGGTGCTGTCACTTTCCCACCTAGGGAAATATAATTCTCCAGTTGGGAAATTATATTCCTTAGGTCGGTTTTTGATATAGAAACAGCCATAAGCCCTGCCTTTACTTAATGAGCAATCTCCGTGCTCCCTGCACTTGCTTGATGTAGGCAGCGCATTCCTCGGGATGGTCTGTCTGAAAAGCCTTGGCATCGAACTTCTCGCTTGCCTTCGGTGCTTTCCACGTTGCCAGCGTCCGTCCGTTTCCGTCCACGATGCTCTCAGCGTCACCAAAGAAAAGTTTCAAGTTGTCCTCAATCTCCTTCTGTCGGTTCTCGAGTGTCTTGCTCTTCTCCTTGATTTCCTTCAACTCGATGAGCATGTCCCCGATTTCGGCTGTGGCTTCAATCTCCTTTCCTGCCTTGTGCAGTGGAGACTTCAGGAGAACGTCTTGTGCGCTGTATGCTGGCGGCTCTTGGTTGCCCACGATGTAGTCAAGCCAGAACTTGGTTATCTCGTCCCTCATCCATCCGAAGAATTCGGGGTCGAAATCGATGTCACGGTAGCCGAACTCCCTGCCTGCTGTCAGCCAGGCAAGTGCTCCATCCTTGTATTCGCCCACTCCGAGGTTCATCTGAAGCTGGCAGAACCAATGCTTCGGGAGGTCGTCTGCATCTATCTGCATCTGCGTTGTCTTGCACTCGAGGATGCTCTTGCTCGCTTCGTTGTGCGTTGCCCCGGTTCTCCAGAAGGTGCGGTCAGGAGACACACGAAGATACGGAGTATCGGTGTTCGTGATGGTGTAGTCGTCAGTCGATGCCTTGATGATGTGGCAGTGGCTCTCTCGCTTGAAGAACTGCGCCACGGCATCCTCCAGCAGGTGTCCTGCAACCATCGCAAAGTTCTCAACCTTTGGTGGGTCGATACCCTTCTTGCGTCTCCACAACTGGTATGGTGTTTCCCATGGGTTCAGTCCCAGTACTGTGCCTGCCTCTGATGCACCTATTCCCTTCGAGCGGTTCTGCAACCACTCCTCTCTGCTTTTGTATTTTATTATCTGTTTCATTGTCTGAATGTTTTATTTATCAAAAAAGAATTTTCTAGCTGCTGTAATAACGATCGTGCGAATGAATTTATCCCTTTGCATTGCTTGAGCAATTCCATCTGCGAGGTAAGCGGTTTTACCGTGGTAAGCAATATGAAAATCGAATCCTTGGTTTCCGTCTTCATCTGCATCTCCAGTCGGCTCTATTGCAGCCTGCAGATAGCATCTTTCTTCTTCGGCTTCTTCTGCCCATGCATTGAAACCATCTGCGGTTCTGCTAAAGTACTTGTCGATGGTGCTCTTGTGTCTCTGATTGTTTTCTTTTTCTGCCATAATTTTACTGTATGTTTAATAGTTGCCACGGCTTCCCTTGGTAGGTTATGATGGGAGCCCACCCCATAGGTTGTGCCGTGGCGGTTCGGGCAAACGTTATAACTTTATAAACTACTTTTTCGCTGCTGTGCCAGTCTTGCCTTGACTGCGGCTCATTGCCTTCTCTGCCTTCTTCTGTGCGCTCTCGGCTGCTGCCTGCGCCTGCTGTGCGATGGCTTCCTGCTGCTTTGGCTTCTTGAAGGTCTCCTCCACTGTTGTCGTACCTTCCTTGATAGCGTTGTATACACCAGCCAACTTCTGAATATCCTCTGCCGTGACTTCCTCGGCTGATTTCTTGCCCAGGTATTCCAGCAGCATAAGGTCTGTTACCTGGTACACTTGGAAGCAGGCTACGCAGCTCTTCCACTGGCTCTGTACGCCAGTTTGCTTGATGTGCTCCAGTGCCTTCGCCTGCACTTCCTTCACCACGCTTGCAATCAATACCTGCGGTACGACCTTGCAGATTGCGTTACGCTGGGCAATCGCCACAGCTGCATTGCCGACTACCACCTGCATATCCTGCGAGAAGGTGTAGCCCTTCGATGTCAGAATGCTGCGCTTCACTTCTACAGAGTAAGCCACGTTGCTCTCGAGGTCGTGGCAGACGCCTTGTGCCGTGATGGTCTTTCCATCGTTTGCGATGATGCGACCCGCGATGCGCAGGTTCTTCCAGCATGCGGAAATGATTTCCGTGAACCTAACACTAGGACCCTCAATAACCGATACTTGACCATCCTTGCCCTTGCGCTCTAGGTGATAGAAGCAGTTGTATGCTACATCATCGTCCATAGCTGCCAATGCTACCATATTCTGCTTGCATTGCATGATGTCTCTCGGGAACTTGTGCGCTGTTGCAATCTGTCCGTCAATCTCCGAGCGGTTGATGGCTTCCAGCATTTCGCCACCGCTTACTTGAATAATTTCATTTTCCATAATTCGTTCTTTTTATTGTTCAACTTATTGTTCATTAACTCTAGTGGAAGGCTGGGGATTCGAACCCCAGTTGACTGCCAAAACTTACCCCCCCCTTGCCAGCTGCCGAGGGATGCCCTTCCGTTGCAGGGCGCACGCTGTCGTTTCCGCATATTGCATGGTAAAAACAACTAATTTTAGATAACCTTGAAAAATGAGTTTTGCGTGCGCCCTTTGCCCTGCCGCTGCAGGGAACCATATAATAATTGTTTAACATTTTGTGGTCAAACCAGTTGAGCCATAAGGCTGTCGAGCCTGCTTTCCTCGAAGGCGTCCATCGGGTCTTGGTCTGCGTATTGGCTGTTCTCCTCCAGCCAGTCGTCCATCACGTCCTGATAGTTGACGCAGCCCTCGATGGCTTCCTCCAGCCGCTCGCTGTCGTTGTTGTTATTCTTGTGCGTCACGACCGCTATGTTCCCGGTTCTGTCGCACCATACGCAGATATTGCCTGCCTTGGTCTTGATGTCTACCCTTGCAACCGCTGGTCGCTGTGGATCACGGTCTAACTCCATCCAGATGGCATCGTACATTGCCTCTTCGCATTGTTTGATAATTCTTGGTTCCATACGCTCTTACCGTCTGCTTAAATAGTTAAAGAATGTCAGACGTGCGTCCGCAAGCGTCTGCTTGTTAAACTCGCTCATCGGGAGCACCGGTATTCCGTCCAGTGAAAGACAAAGCATGTTGTCGAACTCCCTTACCTGAATGCGTCTTTCAGCTTCCTTCATGGTTGCCAGTCGCTTGCTGTCCTTTCGCTCCTGCTCCCACTTCGCTGTTAGCTGCTTCGCTTTCTTGTATGCCTGCATCATAGGGCAACCCTCCACGCTCTCTTGATTTCTGCACCCTCGATAACCTTGCGGTTGTCGATTCTGCGGAATTTGACCTTCATCTTACCAGCCTGCAACCATCTGCGAAGGGTGTTGCGATGGATGCCCAGTACCTTGCAGGTCTCTGTCATGGTATATCTGCCTGCATCCGCTACCTTTGGTTCTACGTTTGTCATATCATGCCCTCCAAAAGATTAAAGTTACTAACATGGTGGCAATTACCAGGGATAATACTTCGTCACTTGTGATAATCTCGATAAACTTCTTCATACGCTCTGAATGTTTAAATGGTTCTACTTGATTATTTGCGCACGGCTGCACGTCTCTTCTTTGGTGTTATCAATCCAGCCTTGATGAGGATAACACGCACGTTCTGTTGGGTGCAACCAACACGCTGTGATACTGCGAGCATTATTCTGCTGTCTGAGGTCTCGGCAGGTGCTTTTGCTCGGAAATCTGCAAACATCGCTATGATGTTCTTCTTTCGTTCGTCCTGCTGCTTCTGCAACGGTGTCCGAAAATCATAATTAAAATTTTCTCCCATTTTATTTGTATTTTAAATTATTTTCTTTATCTTTGCAAATGAGTTTTTAAACTCGTTTCTGAAATCGTTTGCAAATATAAAACAAATATTTTAGATTACAAAACATTTGATAGTGATTTTAATTATAATTTAATTTTATTTAATTTTGTTTTAATATGAACGGAGAAGAACTGAAACAATATATCAAGCGGTCGGGAATGTCCGTTGCTGCTGTTGCGGAGGAGTTAGGAACTAGTCCGCAGAACTTGAATGCTAAATTTAATCGTAAGTCTATAAAGATAGATTTCTTTCAAAAGATAAAGGAGATAATCGACAAGTGTGCCCCTCCCCTCCCTGCTGAGATGGAAGAAGCAGTTTTCGGTTCAAATATAAATGGTTCGAACAGTTCAAACGTTTCTCAGTCAATAGGTAGTGATGCAGCCTTGGCTGCTGAGAATAAACTGCTGCGAGAACAGAATGAGTTCCTGCAAAGTCAAGTAAAAACGCTGCTTGCCATTGTGGGACAGAAATAATTTAGTAACTTTGCAAAATGAAAAAGAATGGTCAGTAAGTTAATTAAAGAGCACGACCGTAGGACGCTGCTTGCAACGTATCTGTATGGCGTCTCCAATCTGTTTATAAGCGGAACGGGTATCGGTGGTTTCTCTCCATTGATTACTGGCGATGATATAGGATTGTATAATGTCCTTTTCATCGTCTTCGGGGTCATGGCATCGTGCGCCTTCGCTTATTTTGCTAATAACGTAATGAAGTATAACAATTTAAATGTTTAGAATATGGAACTAGCAACTTTATTTATGTTCATCGGTGCGGTTATCGGCACCAGTCTCGTAATTTGGTCTAAGACTAAATCGGGGCAGAAGTGGTTGCGTGAACTTTAGTTCTCGCTCCAGGTACAATATCAACTAAAATTCTAAGTAACGATGAAAGATGAGGATTTCATAGAGCGGAAGGAGAAGGTTCTTCTTGCCGCTCTCGGTAAAAGCTGGCTATGGAAAGCCAGCAGGTTGATAATAGGCATCATCCCTCCAGTGGGTGCGTTTGTGATGCTGGTGCACTGCACCCTGCTCTCGTTCGGCATTCGGGTAAAACTCACGGAGTGGATATTCGACTGCTCGCTCTTCGGCTTCATCGCCTGGATCATCGTCAGTCTAGCCTATGGGTTCTGCTGGGTGCATCGAGCGTTCTCTACCTACAGAGTGCTGATTTCGTTCTGCATCGACTTCCAGCGTTCCTTCGGGTTCGGTGTCTTGAGCCTTCCTATGCACCTGCTGATGGTCGCCCTAGGGCTGCTTCTCTTCTTCATCTTCATCAAGAAAAAGGCTTGGAATGAGTTCTACGAAAGAAATATTAATCATTTAAATAAATAGCGTATGGGAAGTTTCATTAATGGACTGGCAAAGGGTTTCGTTCGCTCTGCTGTCAATCAGGTAGGAAGGGATGCTGGTCGTGTTGTCAGCAATAACATCTATGGCGATGCTCACTCTATACCGCACCGGAATGTTTCTGCTGGTTGTGCTGGTCGTGTTTCCAGCGTTGGAAAGGTAGAGAATGAAGGAATCCAGCCGATAGTCCCTTCTGTTGGTGCTGCTTGGTTTTGGGGTTTCGTTGGTTTCATGTTTAGTATCATCGGTGGAGTTGTCCTGCTGATTGTTGGCTACAGAAAGCTGAAAAATAAACATACCGCCTATGGCTGGCAGTATACATCGCAGGCGGTCTATGTCGCTGATGGTCGCTACAAGAGAGGGGAACGATACGATGGGCATCAATTGACTAGGCGCAAGGTTGAGGTTGAAGCTGATGATTACATAATAGCAAGAAACGAGAAGATAGCAAAGATTTATCTATACTTTGGCTTTGCTGCTGTTCTCGGATATATCCTTGTAATGTTAGTTATGCCGAATGTGCCGAATTGATTACCTTCTCGCCTACGAGGAATACCTGCCAGTGCTCACCCCTTCCGAGGTGGATGGGCTGCTGGCTTCTCGACCATCACTGGCTCAGTTGCAGGACTGGTCGCAAAGATTGAATAATCATCGGGCAAGGCTGGAAAACGTTTTCAGTCGAGCCTACAAAAAGATAAGATAAATATGGAAGATAAAAATCTGATGTCCGCTGATGTGGATATAGTAGTTCGCTTCTTCTCTGCCATCGACCGCCTGAAGGCTGATGGTTGCATTGGCGGTCTCAAGACAATAACCGACCGGTATGGTCTCAACCGCTGGAACATCATGTCCCTGCGAGACGAGCCTGCCGAGTATTACGGTCGTTTCCGTCCGTCTTGGGTTCAGTTCCTAGTCCGTGATTACCACATCAACCCATACTGGCTGCTCCTTGGCTCGGGAGAGTTCTATGCGACTGGCTTCACGTCCGAAATCGTGAAAAACCTGAATAAAAACTGCACAAAGAAAAAGCAGTCTGCATAAGTTATTAATTTTCAATCACTTAGAACATACGTTATGATTTTAAGTACAACTTTACTGGTTTCCCCAGTATTTAAAGGGGTTCTTTG